GTTAATCTTTGCGTACGGGTAATTTTTGGAATAGGGGGGGGTGAAAACTCCCCATGAATGATGACAGATGCCAAATCCATGACGGTCGTGTCCGGTGGGTTTGGGGGAGCTACGTCTGCGGCTTCCGTCATCGCGTCCGAGATCCCGGCGCCGCCGCTCAAGCTGACGCCGACCGAAAAGAAAGCCTGGGATCACGTGACCCAGGCGCTGCAAGAGTACGGCCTGATCCATCGCACCGACGCGATGATGATCGCTGTCATCGTCCGCACCTTTGCCCGCTGGGTTGAAGCCGAAGATCAGCTCAACCGCTACGCCAAGGACAACGGCGGCAGCTACATCGTCAAGACGCCGAACGGATTCGAGCAGCCGCACCAGCTTTTCTACCTGGCGCGCACGCTCAAGCGCGAGCTGCTGCAGTGGTTGCCGGAAGCGGCAATGACCATTCCCAGCTTTAGCAAGATGTTGGGCGAGCGTGCCCGGCCTGAACAGGGCAGCCTGTTTGAAGACCCGGTAACTGCGCACCGCGACCGCCGCGCCGCCATCGGCATAAGGGCCGTGCAGTGAACGCCCGCGCGACGCCGGCCATGCTTTCATACGACTGGGACGCCTACGGCCGCGACGTGCTGGCCGGCAAGATTCCCGTCTGCAAGCTGACCCGGCTCGCCATCGAACGCCACTACCGAGACCTCAAAACCGGCGCAGAGCGTGGCCTCTGGTTCAGCCAGGAACATGCCCAGCACGCGCTGGAAACCTTTTTGTTTTACCGGCACAGCAAGGGCGAATGGGCGGGCCAGCAGTTCGAGCTGGCGCCCTGGCAGCAGTTCTGGATCGCGCTCGCCTTTGGCTGGATGCGCGCAGATGGCACCCGCCGCTTCCGTGAAGTCTGGGAGGAAGTCCCGCGCAAAAACGGCAAGTCCACCAAGATCGCAGGCATCGGCATCTACCTTTTCCAGTTCGATGGTGAAGGCGGCGCCGAGGTCTACACCGCCGCCACCAAGATGGACCAGGCGCGCATCACGCACAGCGAGGCCGTGCGCATGGTGGAAAACTCCCCGCTGCTGCGCCGGCACATCGGCATCCGCCGCGACGAACTGCACAACCCGGCGCCAGGCCGAGCCGACAAGTTTGAACCGCTGGGCCGCGATGCCAAAAGCCTCGACGGTCTCAACCCGCATGGCGCCCTGCTTGACGAAGTGCACGCCCATCCGGACCGCCAGTTGTACGACATCATCAAATCCGGCGTCGGCGCCCGCCGCCAGCCGATGATCTGGATGATCACCACCGCCGGCTTTGACCTCAGCAGCTTCGGCTACGAACAGCACCTCTACGCCGAGCAAGTGCTGAACGGCGTGTTCGACGACGACGAATTACTCGCCATCATCTACACCGTCGACGACGCCAACAAATGGCAAGAGCCTGAAGAATGGGCCAAGGCCAACCCGAACCTGGGCGTCAGCGTCCACCTGGACAACCTGAAGGCCGCCTGCGAGCAGGCCATCCGCAAGCCCACCGAGCAAAGCAACTTCAAAACCAAACGCCTCAACATCTGGCTGACGGGCGGAGAAAGCTGGATCCCGGTGCAAGACTGGCAAGGCTGCGCCGATCCCGAACTGACCCTGCAAGACTTCGCTGGTGAAGAATGCTTCATCGGCATCGACCTCGCAGAGAAGAACGACATCGCCGCCGTCTGCCTGATCTTCCAGCGTGGCCAGAAAGTGCATGCCTTCTTCCGCTACTACTACCACGAAGACGGCGTGAAAGACCCGAAGAACCAGCACCTGAAACGCTGGGCCGACGAAGGCTATCTGATCACCAACGAAGGCAACGCCACCGATTTCGACGTTATCCGCGCGGATCTGAACGCCGACCTGAAGCGCCACCAGATCAAGGAAGTGCCCTACGACCCGAAGTTTGCAGCCTACTTCGCCGCCAAGTTGCTGGAAGACGGGCTGCCGATGGTCGAGATCAGCCAGACCAGCAAGCATTTCACGCTGCCGATTATTGAGATTGAGAACCTGGTGCTGACCAAGAACCTCACGCATGACGGCAACCCGGTCACTACCTGGATGATGAGCAACGTCCTCATGCGCACCAGCAAGTTCAGCGGCCTGAAGCACCCGACCAAAGACAAGCCCGAGCAGAAGATCGACGGCCCGGTTGCCATGCTGCTCGCCGCTGGCCGTGCGCTGTTGTTCGCGCCAGATGCCGACATCAACGAATACCTAAACGCACCCATATCCGCATGAGCCTGCTCACCACCCTTGGCAGTTGGTTTCGCTTCGGCGGATTCTCCACTGGCGACCGCACCGGCACCCAGATCAGCCAGCCAGCCACCGCACTGATCGACAACACCCGCGCCGCCGGCCCGGATGGCGCCTTGCAGATCAGCGCCGTGTGGGCCTGCGTGCAACTGATCAGCAGCGTCATCGCCAGCCTGCCGCTGTTCGTCTACGAAGAAAAAGGCAAAGGCTTGCGCGACTTGGCGCGCGGCACCTCGCTCTGGATGCTGCTGCACGACTCGCCGAACAGCCGCATGACGCCGCTGGAATTCTGGATGGCAATGCTGTTGAACCTGCTGCTGCGCGGCAATGCCTACGCCCGCATCGAACGCGGCGCCAACGGCGAAGCCTACTCACTCTGGCCGATGTCGGCCGACCAGGTGGAGCTGGCCGTATTGGCAGATGGTACCAGCGTCTATCAGTACCGCATCGGCTCAGACATCGCCATCCTGGCCGCTGAAAACGTCCTGCACCTGAAAGGCCTGGGCAACGGCACCATCGGCCTCAGTCGCCTCGACTACATGCGCGCCACGGTGGACGAAGCCGCCAACGGCCAGACCGCAGCCAATCGCCTGTTTGCCAACGGCGGCAAGCCGACCGGCGTGCTGATGATCGACCAGGTGTTGAACGCAGACCAGCGCGCCCGGCTGCGCGCCAACTTTGAAGAACTGGCAACCGGGGCCACCAGCCGCCTGTTTGTGCTGGAGGCAAACATGAAATACCAGCAGGTCAATCTCAGCCCTGCCGACATGCAACTGCTCACCACCCGGCAATTTACCGTCGAAGAAATCTGCCGATGGTTTGGCGTCCCGCCGGTCATGGTCGGCCACGCCAACGTCACCACCTGGGGCAGTGGGGTTGAACAGATACTGGATGGCTTCTACAAAACCGTCATCGGCCCGGCCCTGGTAAACCTTGGCCAAGCCATCCGCAAGCGCGTCCTCACCAGCAGCCAGCGTGTGCGCTACAACGTCGAATTCAGCGCCGACGCCCTGCTGCGCGCCAACCAGAAGGACCGCGCCGACATCTACGCCAAGCAAGTGCAGAACGGCCTCAAAACCCGCAACGAAGTCCGCCAGTTGGAAAACGACCCGCCCATCGAAGGCGGCGACACCCTGACCGCTCAATCCAATCTCGTACCGCTCGACAAGCTCGGGCAAGTCAACCCAACCGGAGGCCAAGATGCTGGCACACAAGACCCTATTGCTCAGTGATTGCGCCATCAAGATGGCCGATGACGTCGCCACCTTTGCCGGCTATGCCAGCATGTTCGGCGGTGTCGACAGCTATGGCGACACCATCATCAAAGGCGCCTACGAATACACGCTGAAGAAAAACGGAAAGCCGAAGATGTTTGTGCAGCACGATTCCAGCATGCTTCCGGTTGGCAAGTGGACATCCGTCAAGGAAGACGATACCGGCCTCTATGTCGAGGGCGAATTCACCCCTGGCATGGCCCGCGCTGCAGAAGCCCGAGCCGCACTCAAGCATGGCACCGTTGATGGTCTGTCCATCGGCTACATGCTCAAGGCCGGCGACTATGAAGACCTCACCGATGGCAAGCGTCTGATCAAGCGCGTCAGCCACCTGGCCGAAATCAGCATCGTCACCTACCCGGCAGATGGCGCCGCCCGCGTCGATCTGGCCAGCGTCAAGGCTGAAGACTTCGACGCCATCGAAACCGTCACCGATTTTGAACGCCTGCTGCGCGACGTAGGGGCGTTCGACAGGCAATCAGCAAAAAAGCTGATTGCCAAGGCCAAGCAACTCTTCAGCAAGCGAGACGCCGACGAAGAAGTTCAGGCCGAAGCAAAAGCCCTCAGCGAACTGATGCACCGCATCCAGCAAGCTGATTCGCGCATCCCGCAGTAACCCATACCCATCTGAAAGGAAACACCATGAGTGACCTGTCCGCCGTAATGAAAGCCGTCGAGACCATCGAAACCAAGATCGCCGCCTACGCCGAAAAAGCCGAAGCCGAATTCAAGGCCACCGGCAAAGAATCCGCCGACACCAAAGCCGCCATCGAAGGCCTCGGCCTGAAGCAGCGCGAGCTGGCCGACGAGATCCTGCAACTCAAGCAGCGTGGCGTCGCCATGCCCGACGACAAGCCAGGCATCACCTCCTGGGGAAAGCAGTTCACCGACTGCGCCGAATACAAAGGCAAGCTCAACCTGCTGGCCCAGGGCATGAAGGTCGGCAACATCGGCTTTGAGATCAAGAACACCCTCACCGGCTCTGATACCAACGTCGCCCCGGACCGCCGCCCCGGCATCGTCGGCGGCGCCTTCCAGCCCCTGAGCATGGAAACCCTGTTCGCCCACGTCCCCACCGCCTCCAACGCCATCGAGTTCACGAAAGAAAACGTGTTCACGAACAGCGCTGCCGAAGCGGCAGAAGGCGCGGCCAAGGCCGAATCCGCCCTCACCTGGACTTTGGTGAACATGCCCGTCTCCACCGTGGCCCACTGGATCAAGATCAGCCGCCAACTGGCCGCCGACAACGCCGCCCTGGCCGCCTACGTGGACACCCGGATGCGCTACGGCGTCAACCGCAAGGTTGAGACGCAACTGGTCTCCGGCGACGGCACCGCCCCCAACATCAGCGGCATCCTGGACAGCGGCAACTACACCGCCCACGGCTACGCCAACGCGGATCTGGGCTCCACCCTGAAAAAGCTGGTGCTCATCCGCAAGATCATCGGTGATCTGGAGGCCGCCGGCTACATGCCCGACGCCATCGTCCTCAACCCCGCCGACTGGGCCACCATCGAAATCGACCTCATGACCACCGCCGCAGGCCAAACCCTGTACAGCGTGGGCGATGGCGGTCAGGCCCGCCTGTTCGGCCGTCGCGTGGTGCCCGCCGTCGGCATGACCGCTGACAATGTGGCCGTCGGCGACTTCGCCCAGGCCGGCACCATCTACGACCGCGAAGGCGTCATCGTGGAAATGTCGGATTCCGACTCCGACAACTTCACCAAAAACCTCATCACCATCCGCGCCGAGCGCCGTCTGGCCCTGGCCACCGAGCGGCCCGCCGCCATCCGCGCAGGTGATCTGACCCCGGCGTAATAGCTGGCTGAGGCAGCACAGCCCGCCCTGGGCAACTGGGGCGGGCTTTTTATTGCACCAACGAAAGGCGCACCATGCCCGAACTCGTACAGGTCCGCATCAAAGGCCTTGTGATTACCCAGCAGTACGGCGCCCTCAGTAACGGCGACATCCTGCGCACCACCCCAGAATTTGCCAAGCACCTGGTAGAAGACTGCCACGGCGCCGAATACATCCAGGCCGGCGAAGCTGCGCCGGAAAAACCCAAGCGCGGCCGCAAACCAAAAGCCGAACCCGCCGCAGCGCAACCCGAGCAGCCTGCCGCGCAACCCGTGCCAACTGAAGCGGCAGAAACCGCGCTCGACCAGACACCGCCAGAAACTGACCCGGCCAGCGAATAACCATGGGCCTCAGCCTGCTCATCGCCCCGGCCACCGAGCCGGTCACGTTGTCGGAAGCCAAGCTGCATCTGCGCGTCGAACACAGCGCCGACGACACGCTGATCACCGCCCTGATCAGCACCGCGCGCCAGACCGCAGAGCATCGTACCGGCCGCGCCTTGATCACCCAGCAATGGCGCATGACGCTCGACGCCTGGCAGGACAGCATTGAGCTGCCAAACCCGCCGCTGATCGGCATCGAAGCCATCACCTATCTGGATGATGCAGGCACCCGCCAGATCCTGGCCGGCAGCAGTTATCAGGTCATCACCGACACCACACCCGGCAACGTGCAGCCCGCCTACGGCGCCACCTGGCCCACCGCCCGCGCCGTCGCCGGCAGCATCCGCATCGACTACACCGCCGGCTATGCCAATGCCGCAGCAGTCCCGCAGCCCATAAAAGCCTGGATGCTGCTGGCCATCGCCACCTGGTACGCGCAGCGAGAAGCCAGCGCAGAACAAAGCAAAACCGCAGAACTTCCACGCACCTTCTGGGATGGCCTGCTTGACCCCTACCGCCTGACCGGCATCTGAAAAAGGTAAACCATGACCATCCGATTTATTCAAAGCTGGAACGGATACCAGCCCGACCAGATCGTCAGCGGCCTGACCAACGAAGCAACCATAATTGCCGCTGGAATTGCTCGTTCGGACATTGATGGCGACAACGATGGAGAGTCCGGGCTAGCGAAGTGGTCCACCGACGCATCCGGCAATACGGTGCTGGTGGGGCCGGCCGGCGGCTCAGTGTTGTCTAGTCTTGTTGTAGCTCACGCCACGGGAGATGCCGCGACTGACACGGCAACGCTCAAGACAGCAATTCTCACAGCCGGCCCTTACGATGAAATCATCTTACCGAGTAATCAAATCTATGTAGTGCATGATTGTATTGCACTTGGCGCCACACAAATCCTGCGCGGGAACTACTCCACAATTAAGCTGGCCGATCAGATTGCATCAGCATTAACTGCAACCGCAACTATCCCAAACACCACACAGCCAGTTGTTGTTTTTGATGTCACGAGTTCTGCCGGATTTTTCGTCGGGCAGTCTGTAGCAGTAGATGACCAAACCGTCGCTGGGTCAATTTCCTATACAAATTGTTATGGGCGGGTCACAGGTATAAACGGGAATTCTATATCTGTTCTGTTTGACACCTCAGCGGGTAGTAACAAAAAGATCACCACCAACACGACAACGCATGTTGAAACCGCTACAACAAGCTGGACGGTTCCGATTGGGGCTACTCTATGCACAATCAGCCGCATCCTAAAAGCTACCGGCTTAATTGGGCGCAACACAATCAGCGATCTACGGCTTGATGGAAATTCCACAAACAATCCACTGGCGAACCGCTGGGAGTTAAGCCCTGCCCTTGATGTTCGGGCTCCGAATTCTAGCGTCAAGGAAATCCAGATAGATAATGCAACATCAGATGCTTTCTACATAGGTGGTACTGGGATGACCGTGGAAAGCGTCTGGATGACTAAAGCCAACGCAATGGGTTTGCACATCGGTGCCTCAAGTGCTTCCACAGGTGGCGAGAAGTCCATAATCAGCAAGATTTTTGTGGACTCTCCGGGTATGGGTACTGGCAGCATCGGTCACTTCGGCGGGCTTTCGGCGGATCATCCAGCATATCCTGGTATCGGCTTCAGTCGCCAGTGTGATGGTGTGGTTATTTACGGATTTGAGGTTTACAACACCTATTCTGCGCCGCTCTGCCAAGGCATTGGTAGTATCGCGAATAGTGACTGTTTTGATATTGAGATTTGTTCTGGTGTAATTGCCGACATGGTTTATGGTGGCTTCCAGATTCACGGCAGCACCGGCGACGCCCCATACGACATCATGTTGCACGACATCAAGGTGCGTAACTGCGCTCCGGTTGACCTTACACAGAGTTGGGGCGCTGGCGCAGGGTCTGATGCGTGGTTCCACAGCTATCTCGGTTCATTCGCTGGTACGGCGCTTGGCAGCCGAATTACGCTCAGGAACATGGATTTTATTGATTCCCCACTCGGGGTCCAGTCAGTAACCGCAACCCTGTCCGATTGCAACTTTGTGGCAAGCGTGATAAACAAATCATCGTCCCTGTATATCATGACTGCGGGAACACGAGTTAACCTGAGCAACGTGGAAAGCGTGCGACCTAAAACCACCGGCACCCGCCCGGCATCTTACCAATTCTCCTGCAACATTTATGTCAATGCGGCAACAGTACACGGAAATGATGTCCGCATAATAGGCGGTTACAATGGTATGCGAGTGCAAAGCGGCGCAGACGTACAAATCAGCAACTTTTACGGCGAGGACTGTTACGAATATTGCGCGGCGGTGTTTAGCGCATCGACAAAACTGCACCTCACTTCGCCAAAGATTCGCTCGACCATTACCCTGTCATCACCTTATGCCGCAATTGAAAACAACAACGGCGGCGGGGCTGGTGGACTAACAACTGTTATCAGTCCAGACATCGAACTCACCACCAATAATGCCGCACAGTATGGCATTCGCCTGTCCCCAAACAGCGTTGCAGGAACAGCGACCAAAGTACAGGGAGGAGTGATTAAGCTCATTGGCACTTCTACAACGCCTATTCTGTCTGGCGGTGGTACTGCCCTTAATGTGGTTGCAGGAACCTTACTCAGCCACACGTTCACACCTGGCGCTGCTGAAATTTCAACCGGGACGGTTGTAAGTGCGAACATTTAACGGTATTTTTGTGGCCGAAATAAACGCAGCCATGAGTGCCCTAGCCTTATAGAAGTCAACACGTAATTAGGATTCGCGCCATTGGGGGCACCTTTACAATTACCAAGAATTCTTGCGTCGCGTAGCATGGCATACTGGATGCAGCACAACGCCCCTGAGCCCCCCACCCCCGCGCTTACTGAACCGAGTCCATAGCGATGCTCAACGCCGGCAAACTCAACCGCCGCATCACGCTGCAAAGCAAGACCGTCACGCGCGACGCCATGGGCGGCGAGTCCATCACATGGACAACACAAGCGACTATCTGGGCGCAGGTGTCGGCATTGTCCGGCCGTGCGCTGATCGCCGCGCAGCAGGCGCAGTCTGAGGTCACCGCCCGCATCACCGTTCGCCAGCTCGCCGCTGCCGGTATTGCAGATGACTGGCGCATTCAGCACGGCGCCGACATCTACACGTTGCACGCCATCATCCCCAGTGACGACGGCGTCGACTACTACCTGCAATGCAGCAAGGGGCTAAAAAATGGCTGAGATCGAAGGCCTCGCGGATCTCAAGCGCAGTTTGGCTGAACTCACGACAGACTTGAAAAAGAAGGTTGTCCGCGCCGGCCTGCGCGATGCAGCCGCGCCGATTGCCAAGGCTGCCCGCGAAAAAGCGCCGATCCTGAAACAACCAGCCACCTACCGCCTGCCCGGCACGCTGAAGCGCAGCATCATCACCAAGGCCAGCAAGCGCATCAACGGCCAGAACGGCGAAATCGGCGTCTATGTTGCAGTCCGCAAACGCAAAGGCCTCGGCGGCAAAGCCGGTGCGCGCAACCCGTTCGACCCGTTTTACTGGCGTTTTCAGGAGTTCGGCACCAAGCACCACGCCGCGCAACCGTTCATGGGGCCGGCGTTCAACGCCAACGCCGACCGCGCAATCGAGATCTTCAAGGCCAGACTCAAAACGCGGATCGATAAGGCCAACGCCCGCAAATGACCCGGCCGGCCGTCCCCCAACCCACCCGCTTCGGCGGGTTTTTTTATGCCTGAGCCATGCGCGCGGAAACCCAACTCTATGCCCTGCTGAGCGGCAATGCCGGGGTCACCGCCCTGGTTGGCACGCGCATCTACCCCGATTTGATCCCGGAAGAAAAGGATCCGCCCTATATCGGCTATGAGCGCGTCGCCACCGCCCCCATCGCCACCATTCACGGCAGCGTGCCGGGCACCGACGTTGGCATGGCCGTGGCTTGCTGGGCTGAAACCCGGGTCAAAGCCGAAGAAGTCGCGGATGCGGTGGAGGCCGCCATGCGCGCGGCCGGCCACGTCTATCGCGGCAGGGGCGCCGAAATCGACGCCGCCACCGGCCGTCTGGCGGCCACCCTGGACTACGAACTGTTGATCACCTGATACGGCCAGCCGGCCATCCACCCACCCCGCTTCGGCGGGGTTTTTTTTTGAAAGGAACACACCATGGCAACCCCCCGCAAGTGGAGCAACGTGGCCGTGGCCATGCAGTCCGCGCTGGCCGCCGCAAAAACCATTTCCGGCATCACCAAGGCCGCCCCCGGCGTGGTGAGCAGCACGGCTCACGGCTACGCCAACGGCGATTTCCTCTATTTGGAAGTCCAGGGCATGTATCAGCTCAACGGCCGCGTGTTCAGGGTCTGCAACCAAGCCACGGACAGTTTCCAACTGGAAGACGTGAGCGGCGGTACCGGCATCGATACCAGCGCCTACGATACCTTCAGCAGCGGCACGGCCAAGAAGATCACCTTCGGCACCACGATCTCGTCGGCCACGACTGTGAACAGCAACGACGGCGGTTTCGATTTCATCGACACCACCACCATCCACGGAAACGCCCGCAGCCAGATTCCCGGTCTGCCCAGCGCGAGTTCCTACGACATGGATCACATCTGGGATCCGACCGACACGGGACAGGCGGCCATGAAATCGGCCAGCGAGGCCCAGGCCGTGCGGGCGTTCAAGTTCACCTTCGGCACCGGCGGCGCAATCATGGTCTTCGCCGGCTACGTCGGCTTCAACAACGCCCCGGGCGGGCAGGCCCAGGGGCTGATCACTTGCAAGTCCGTGATCACCTCCAACGGTTTCCCCACCTACTACAGCGCTTAAGCCATGAACGCCGAAACGCTGATCGCCAAAATGCGGCGGGCCCGCGAGATCCAGGCCGACGCCCTCGGGCACCGCTTCACCCTGCGCATTCCAACCGACGGTGAATTGCAGGACTTCGCCGAAACGCTGGGCGGTAGGCGTCTCAGCTACCGCCGCATCGTCGGCCGGTTCACGGTGGGTTGGGATCTGACCGCACTGGACTTGGTGCCGGGAGGCGATCCCAGCCCGGTGGAGTTCGACGGCGACCTGTTCCGCGAATGGCTGGGCGATCACACGGACGCGGTGGAGCCGCTGTTCAAACAACTGACCGAAGCCATGGATCGACGCCGCGCCAGTCTGGAGGACGCGGAAAAAAACTGATTGCCTGGCTGGAGGCCAGCCAACTGCCTGAAAGCCTCCGGCCAGATCAATCCGACGACATACGGCTCGCCGTACGGGCCTGGAATCTCATGGATGCCAGCCTGGACTGGGCAGCGCTGCCGCTCATTACCGAAATGCTCGGCATCGCCGATCCGGAAAAACTCGTGCGCCAACTCGCCGCTATTCGAGAGCGCCAGCGCCAGAAGGAGTAGACATGGCCTTCGCCAGTCTCACCATCGACCTTAATGCCCGCCTCGCCAACATCGAGCGCGACCTGGGCAAGATGGCTCACCAGGCGGAAAAGGAAAGCCAGCGCATGCAGGCGGCGTTCGCCAAGGCGGGCGCCGCCGCCACCGCTATGGTGGGCGCCCTGGGCGTCGGCGCCTGGGCGGCCTGGATCAAATCCAGCATCGATGCCGCCGACAACCTGAACGATCTGTCCAAGAAAACCGGCATCGCCGTGGACAACCTGGCCGGGCTCCAGCTCGTGGTGGACAAGTCCGGCACCACCATGGAGATGCTGGGCGGCGGTATCGCCAAGCTCAACAAGACCCTGGGCGAAGCCGCCGGCGGCAGCAAGGAAGCCCAGACGGTCCTGCGCGACCTGGGCATCACCGCCACCGATCCCATGGAGGCGTTCTACCAGTTGGCGGATGCCTTCGGCCGCTTCAAAACCGAAGGCGACAAGGCCAACGCCCTGAGCAAGGTCATCGGCAAGACCTGGACCGAGTTGGCCCCGGCCCTGGCCGAGGGCGGCGATGGTTTGCGCGCCATCGTGGAGGAGGGCAAGCGCCTCAACCCGGTCACCAAGGAGATGGCAGAGCAGGCGGACAAGTTCAACGATGCCATGAGCCGGTTCAAGACCCAGGCGTCTGGGGTTGGTACTGCCATCGCCACCAGCCTGCTGCCGGCCATGAACGACATGCTGACGCGCTGGAACGATGCTATCTCGCTATCTTCCCGGCATGGCGGGTTCGTCGGCTTGGTGCTGGGCGGCATCAACCCGACTGGCACCAACAGCGCCAACCTCAAGGCCGTGCGCGACGAAATGGCCGCCATCCAGTTGCAACTCAAGGACGCCGGCACGGTCCAGGGCGACATTGCTGGCATCAATGGCCCACGCCTGCGCGCTCGCCTATCCGAACTGGAGGCGATCAAGCAAACGCTGCTGGAGATCCAGGGCCGCGAAGCCCTCGCCCTAAACGATCAATTCGGCACCGGCAATTACAAGCAGCCCTCCCCGCCAGGCCGCCCAAAAATCAGCCTGACGCCAGACGGAAAAACCGCCAAGCCCAAGGACCGCATGTCCGACACGGAATGGGCCATGGAGGAATCCGCCCACCTGACCCGCACGCTTTTTCAGATCGGCGAGGAGATGGACAAGGCCAGGGAGGCGGCCTTCGACCGGGCGGATGAATCCGCCCAGGCCTGGCAGGATTCTCTGGATGCCGCCAACGCCCAACTTCGCAATGCGGCGGCGGGCTATATCGACCTGATCGACCCGGTCGAGAAGTACCGCCGCAAGCTGGACGAGATCGCCCAGCTTCAGGAGGCGGGGTTGCTCACCAAGGAGCAGGCCACCGAAGCCACCTTTGCCATCAACGAGCAGATCGACGGTCTCAACCAGGTCAACGACACCCTGCGCGAGCAGAAGTCCATCGCCGACGAACTGGGCCTCACCTTCTCGTCGGCGTTCGAGGACGCGGTAATCGGCGGGAAGAGCTTCAGCGAGGTGCTGAAGGGCATCGAGAAGGACATCGCCCGGATCATCATCCGCAAAAGCGTCACCGAGCCCCTGGGCAATGCCATCTCCGGCATCTTCAGCGGCATCAACTGGGGCAGCATTTTCAACTTCGGCGGCGGCAAAGCCAGCGGCGGGGCGGTCTACCCTGGCCAGTATTACGTGGTCGGCGAGAACGGCCCCGAGGTACTGCTGCCCAACACCGCCGGCACGGTGGTGCCGAACAATGCGCTTGGGGGCGGCGGTGGCGGCGGCGTCACCATTATCCAGCACATCTCGGTGGATTCCCGCTCCGACCGCGCTTCCATCCTGGCCGCCATGAGCCAGGCCAAGGACATGGCCAAGGCCGAGATCCTCAACTCCATGCAGCGCGGCGGCACCTACGCCCGCGCAACCGGGCGGGCCTGAGATGACCACGCTGACCTTCCCCGCCCTGGGCCGCGATGGGCCGTCCACGTTCCTGTGGCGGAAACTCTCCAACACCCAGACCTTCGAATCTCCCCTTACCCGTGGCGTGCAAACCCTGGCACTGCCGGGCGCCCGCTGGGCCTGCACCGCCACCTGGGCCAACCTGCAAAGCGAGGACCGCGCCAAACTGCTGGCGTTCCTGGCCAGCCTGCGGGGCACGGCGGGGCGCTTCTACCTGGGCAACCTGGGCCTGCGCGCGCCGCGCGGCACCGCCCTGGGAACGCCCCTGGTGGCCGGCGCCAGCCAGACCGGCCCCACCCTGGCCACCGACGGCTGGACGCCGGCCGCCACCCTGCTGGCGGGCGATTTCATCGGCATCAACGGCGGCGCCGAGCTGCGCCTGGTGACCACCGACGCCACGGCCAACGGTTCCGGCGCCATGAGCCTGAGCCTGGACGAGCCCATCAGGACATCGCCCGCCGACAACAGCGCCATCGTCACCACGTCGCCCACCTGCATCATGCGCCTGGCGTCGGACGAGATCGCCGCCGACTACCAGGCCGGGCGGATTTCCAGCTTCACCCTGGAAGCCGTGGAGACCTTCGCATGAGTCGCGCTTTGACCACCGCCGTCTCCACCGCCCTGGCGGCGGAGATCGTGCCCTGCCTGCTGCTGGTGGAACTGGACTGGCCCTCCGGCGCGGTGCGGGTGAACAATTCCGCCGTGACGTTCGCCTGGAACGGGCACGACTGGCTGGGTCTGGCCGAGCTGGGCAGCGTGGACGCCATCAGCGAAAACGCCGACATGGAGATGAGCGGCGTTCGCCTGACCCTCACCGGTATTCCCTCCGCCATGATCTCGCGCGTGCTGGGCGAGCATTACCAGGGCCGCGACTGCAACATCTGGATGGCGCCCCTCGACGAGAACTATGCCGTCCTGGCCGATCCGGTGCTGGTCTTCCCCGGGCGCATCGACACCGCCGTCATCACCCTGGGCGAGAGCGCCAGCATCCAGATCAGCGCCGAAAACAAGATGGCCGATTGGGAACGCGCCCGGGTGCGCCGCTACACCCACGAGGACCAGATCGCCGAATACCCCGCTGACAAGGGGCTGGAGTTCGTGCCCCAGATGGTGGAAAAGGTGCTGGTCTGGGGGCGGTCATGATCCGCCGCGAGGACTGGCCCGAGGCCCTGCACGCCCTGGTGGACCTGCGCGCCGCCATGCCGTTCGCGTGGGGGTATCAGGATTGCTGTGCCTTCGCCGCCGCCGCCGTGGAAGCCATGACGGGCATCGACCCCATGGCCGACCTACGCGGCTACCACAGCCGCGAGACCGCCGAGGCCATCCTGGCGGCGCAGGGCGGCCTGGAAGCCGCCGTCACCGCCCGCCTGGGCGAGCCGGTGGGCACGGCCCTGGCCCGCCGTGGGGATGTGGTGCTGGTGGATGTGGCCCGGGTGTCGGCCCTGGGCATCTGCCTGGGAGATTTCGCCGGCGCGCCCGGTCCCCGTGGATTGGAATGGGTGGACCGCGCCTTCTGGCGGGCCGCCTGGAGGGTTGGCTGATGCCTCAGATTATCGTCGCCGCCGCCGCCAGCGCCGCCGGTGGCGCCGTCGCCGGCGCCCTGGGCCTGACCGTCGGCTCCATCGCCTATGGCGTGGTCTCCGGCCTCACCGCCGCCGTGGTGGGCACCGCCCTGGGGTCCGCCCTGGGTCTCAACAAGCCGCCCAAGGCCAACAAGTTCACCGCCGCCGCCCAGGACCGGCAGCAGATGATCCGCTCCGCCGTGGCCACCCGCCAGGTGGTCTACGGCCTGGCCATGATGTCCGGCCCCATCGTCTTCGCCGCCAGCACCGGCTCGGAAAACCAGTATCTCCATGTGGTCGTCCCCCTGGCCCACGGAGAGAGCGAGGAGATCGTCAGCGTCCAGTTCGGCGACGATACCGTGGGCACCCTGGATGGCGCCGGCAATGTCACCTCGGGCCGCTTCTCCGGCAAGATGCGCATCAAAAAGCACCTGGGCGCCAGCAGCCAGACCGCCGACTCCGACCTGGTGTCCGAGGTGGCGGATTGGACCACCGACCACCGGCTCCAAGGCATCACCTACCTCTACGTCCGGCTTCAGTACGACACCAGCGTCTATCCCTACGGCCTGGAAAACATCAAGGCCAAGGTCAAGGGCCGCAAGGTCTACGACCCCCGCGGCCTCACCACCGCCTGGACCGACAACTGGGCGCTCTGCCTGGCCGACTACCTCATGGCCGACTACGGCCTGCGGGCCACCAGCGCCGAAGTGGACATGACCGGCCATCTCATCACCCAGGCCAACCTGTGCGATGAGAGCGTGAGCATCCCAGGCGGCGGCACCCAGGCGCGCTACACCTGCAACGGCGCCGTGGACCTGGGCAACACCATCGCGGCCAACCTGCGGGGCCTGCTCACCGGCGCGGTGGGAAATCTGGTCTACACCCAGGGCCAGTACCGACTCTATGCGGCGGCCTACGACACGCCCACCGTCACCCTTGACGAAGACGATCTGCGCGGCGACATGAGCCTCCAGGCCCGGCCGTCTCGCCAATCCCTGTTCAACGGCGTGCGCGGCACCTTCGTGAGCCCGGACAACTTCTGGCAGCCCTCCGATTTCCCCCAGGTGACGAACGCCACCTACGAAAGCCAGGACGGCGGCGAGCAACTGCTGAAGGACATCGAACTCCCCTACACCATCGACGGCTTTGCCGCCCAGCGGATGGCCAAGATCATCCTGGAGCGGGGCCGGCAAGGAATCACGGCGACCCTGCCGTGCAAGCTCACCGCCTTCCGCCTCGCCGCCTGGGATAATTTCAGCCTGACCATCGACCACCTGGGCTGGTCCGCCAAGACCTTCCGCGTCACCCGCTGGGTAATGCAGCCCACCGGCGGCGTGGACCTGGAAATCCAGGAGGAGGCCAGCGCCAGCTATTCATGGAGTTCCAGCGACGCCACCGTGGTGGACGCCGCGCCGGATACCACGTTGCCGAGTTTGCTCAACCTGGCCGCGCCCACCAGTCTGGCCGCCGCCAGCGGCGCAACCCACCAGCTTGTCCAGGCCGATGGCCTCACCTTGTGCCGGATTTATGTGTCCTGGACGGCGGCGGCGGACGCCCGGGTGGTGAGCTACGAACTCCAGCACAAGCTCACCACGGACAGTGTCTACCAGTCCGCCGTGGTGCCCGCCGCCGTGGTCACCGCCTACCTCGCGCCGGTGAAGAGTGGCAGCAGCTACCACGTGCGCGTGCGCAGCCTCACCGCGGGCGGTGTGCCGAGCGCCTGGGCCGGGCCGGTCACCATTGCCGCCAGCAGCGACGCCAGCACGGTGAGCGCCAGCGTGGACTATGCGGATGTGACCGGCACCAAGCCCCCGGCCAATGCCGACAACACCGTCGGCGCCATCAACACCGGCACCACGGTGACGAGCGGCGGGATTACGTTTTCAACGTCCGCAGTGCTGAAAAACGCGGCCTATGTTGCTGGCTCGGACGGATGGCAGCTTTCAGCGACCAGCCTCGAAATCAATCAAGGGACATTTCGCGGTTCGTTGGCCGCCGCCACGGGAACCTTTGCCGGCAGCCTATCAGCAGCGACCGGCACGTTCGCGGGCAGCCTATCAGCCGCCACGGGAACCTTTGCCGGAAACTTGTCCGCTGCCGGCGGCACGTTTTCTGGGACGCTCACGGCGGCTAATGCGGTAGTCACCGGCAATATCGTCTCCGACGCGATCAGCAAGATCGCCAGCAGCTACGCGGAGGGATCGGCCAGTTTCGCCTACGGGGACACCATCGTCAGCGCGTCGAGCCACGCATCCACATCCGGGAATCCACAGGTCGTAATCGACATATGTGTCATGCCCACCGCCAACAACGTGGAATCGCTAAAGCTCTATCGTGATGCAACAGCAATCGCCACGTTCGATTTCACCGCGACGTTTCCCGCCGTCCCCTTCGCGTTCACCGTGGCCGATTCGCCGGGCGACACGAGCGCACACACCTACGCGCTCAAGCAAAACTACAGCGGCGCCAGCCGCTCCTTCACCAACCGCAGCATTGTCGTAGCGACCCACAAACGATGAAAACACTCCTCATCGCCCTGTTGTTGTGCCATCCCGCCTGGGCCGGGATCTACGTCTGCCACCTGACCGACGGCCGCACCCTCTACCAGGACGTGCCTTGCACCCAAGCACCGTCCTGGGCCATGGGAGACGCCGACGTGCTCAACCAGGACGATTTTGCTTTACCGCCATCACCTCCGGAGGAGGATGTGGCCCGCGCCCGTCGGCTTGCCGGGATCGAGATCGCCGCCGCCGAGGAGATCCGCAAGGCCGAAGAAGCTGCCCGCCAAGCCCGCGCCATAAGGGAAGCCGAAGAACAGCGGCGCCGCAACGACTTCTACCGCCGATGCCGCACCCTGGAGGCCATGGTGAAGGGCTTCGAGCGTACGGCCCAGGTGTACTGGGGCGATCCGCGCTATCAGGAACGCGCCACGGTGGCGCGAGAACAATTCGGATTTGAATGCTGGTGAGGACACATGACTGAACCCAACACCACCGTCGGCATCCTGGTTGGCTCCGGCATCGGCCTGACTGGCACCCTGCTCGGCGCCCAGATCGATGCCCTGCTGCTCGGCCTCATCGCCGCCGTGTTCGTCTCCATCTGGCTGCCCGCCATCAACGACCGGTTGCGCGGGCTGCAAGTGGTTGTGCAAGATGCTCGACAAAATTGATCGTGGTCACTGCCGCAAGGCGTATTTCGCCGACCGCATTCGCAATCCAAACCTGCCCTGGATATGAACCGGAGAAAAACCGATATGACCGAATCCGCCAAGCCGGCCATCCTCAAAGCGATTGCCGACTGCAAAGACGACAACATGCGCGCGGTGCTGCTGCTCATGTTGGCGGTGCTGGAAGAGATCGGGGCCAAGATCGACATGGTAATGAGCGACGAAAAAACCATCCGCGAAATGGTGCTCAACGGCCACAGCGCAGTGCATGACGACGACCATGTCTGGATCGCGCAATTCCGCGAATCACGCCCCGGCGGGAAATGCGCCTATGTGCTACGCAAAGAGCGAGAAGAGGCCGAAGCGGCCGGATCTCGCCGCAAGATCAGCGAGGAAGTGATCAGTAAAATCCTCATTGCAGTTTTCTCCATTCTCGGCACGCTGATGTTCGCGGGAATGCTCAAATCATTGGGGATGTGATGCTGCTCATCATGGATTACTGGATGGGCCGCGACAGCAAGTATCGCGGCGAGATGACCGGGCAAATCCGTGCCAATGCCGCCGACCTGCTGCGCCGGGTAAACACGCTGATCGACCTCGCCGGCATAGCGCTTGAAACATCCCCCGCCACCGGATCTCCGATTACCTCCGGCTGGCGACCTGCCGCCGTCAATGCCGCCGTGCCTGGGGCTGCGCCGCGTTCGAAGCACATTACCGGCCAGGCGGTCGATCTCTACGACCCGGAAGGCGATCTCGATAACTGGTGTCTGGCGCATCCGGACAAATTGGAGCAATGCGGAATTTGGCTTGAACATCCTTCGGCCACGAAAGGGTGGAGCCACATGCAATCCATTCCTCCAAAGTCGGGGAATCGTGTTTTCTACCCCTAGGAGGGAAATCATGAAGTTGATGGATATTCTCACAGAGAGCGACAACCGCACCGTTGATGCAGTGCGCGTGCTCGCGGTGCTGGCCGTGGTCATCGGCCTGGCGCTGCAAGTCTGGGTGGTGATTCGCTGGGTTGGTCCCGCGCCGCAGCCGTTCGATTTCCAGGAGTTCGGCCTTGGCCTGGGGGCGGTGTTCGCCGGGGTTGGCGCGGCGCTCAAGCTCAAGCCGGAGAGTGCGCCATGAATCCCTACATCATTCTCGGCCTGCTGATCGGCTGGCTGTCCAGTCTCGCGGGTGTCGGCCTCTGGCAACGGCACGACGGCGCGACCGCAGAACGCCTGGCTTGTGAGCACGTACAGACGATTCAGGCATCACAGGCCGCCACCCAGATCAAAGCCGCCGAAGACGCCGCGCGCACCAGCGAGCGGCAACACACCGACGCGCTCTCGACCATCGCCACCAATTACGAAAAGGACATGTCCCATGCTCAAGCTCAACACGTCGCTGACCTGGCTGCTCTGCGCGCTGGCACTCTCCGGCTGCGCATCCAATACCCCAGTCACGCCCTGTCAGCCGGTGACAGTCCAGCCGGCCAGGCTTCCGCCGCCGCCAGCGGAAGTGATGGTGGAGCGCCCGGCGAACTTCCGCACGAAGTTGCTGATTTTCTTCTCGGGCTTGCCCAATCCGCCGACGATGTTGCCCGCCAGCTCGCCGCCTGTCAGCGAGTGATCATCGAGGATCGGGCGGAGCGCTGATCTTGCTAACCCTGCGGTCAAGCGGACGCTTCGTAGCGTCGCACGCTTCTTGCTCATCGCCTCTTACCTCCACTTTATGCACCATAGCGGCCAATGCACTCGTCGCGCCTTCGCTGACCATCAGCTTCGTTCTGGCAGTCATCGACTCCACTCATGCTTGGTCAGCGCCGCCATTGGCCCCATAAATCCGGTGGCGGGACAAGGATATTGGTCAAATGTCGGCTATCATACGTTGGCCGTCACAATCACGCTTGCACGAACGGCTCAGACGGAACAAGCCTGCCGTCCGGGTAGCGGTAGGACAGCGCCGCATTCCACGCCCGCTGAAATCCGGCCTCGAACACCTTGCGCCGGTCGTTGCAGTCAATTTGTGGGCGTGCCGCGAAATACTCGTCTTCGGCTGCAATCTGGTGCGCCTCCATCAGCGCCCTGTTTTTCTCGTTCATGTCCATCTCCTTTCCAAAAGTCGGTGCTGGCGGCACGGTGCCGGCCAACCCATCCATCGAGAGGGACGCCGCGCAATAAGACGCGCGTCGCCCCTCATGTCACACGTTAGGTTGCATCAGGCTCCCTCGCCCTATCAACCGCCTTTGCAAGCCAGTGCGCGCCCAGGCGGCGCAGTTTGTCCCGTCGCGCCGGGGTGAGTCGCACCGTCACAACGACGGTGCGCTCCTCGTCTGGCAGTGGCTTGCGCCCTTGGCCCCTTCCGGGACCACCGTGGGCTGGCTTGCTCATGCCGCCTTCTTGTTGTGCGCGGCCATGAACTTGTCGAAGGCCGACGAGAAAGACAAAACTTCGCGCTCGCTTCCGCACTCCATGAATCTGTCGCGTAGCGCGTTCAGCGCGTAGGCCAAATACTCCGCCGTGCGACCGCTCGCAGCGTTCGCCACAAGCGTTTGCCCGTTTTCGTTGCTGAGGCAAACATCGTGCACCGAGCTTCCGTCTTCGAGGATGCTTTCGCTGCTGTGGAAAGTCGATTCGCTCATGTCTATCTCCTTGGTTGTCTGCGGTGCACTGTGCCTCGCATGGTTATAACTGTAATACGCCAATCAAGCCATGTCAAGCATTATTTGTGTTACCGCAATCAACGTGCAACCTAACACGTCGCTCAACACGGACGGGCGCAAAAGCAGCGCCCGCCGGTTAGCTAGGCGTTATGCTCATTCAGCGTGTTGATCGGTGGCAACGCCTTAATCACCTTGGCAGCGTTGTCGTGGTTCCCATCAATACCGGAGTCGAGCGTCCATTCCAACACTTCGCATTCGTACTTTCCGCCCCGGTAGTCCTCTTCATTTTCAGCCGCCTTCAGCGCCGCATGCTTTTTGCCAAACACGCCAACCGTGTAACTGTGGCATTCGCGGTCGCCCCATCGGTAGGCATGCACCGTGTAGATCGTTGGTTTAATTGTTCCTCCAGTCGCATAACTGTGCCATCGAGCGGACGGCTCCGCCGATAAGGCCGACTCCGCCCCGCTCATGGCGACGTTGGGCGTCACCCTGACCGTGTACTGCTTGTCGCCGAGCGTTATCACTTTCTCTGAGCCTTTGGGCGCGTCATGCATCATGTGCGCAATAAGAACCGACATCACATCGGATTCGGCCTCTCGCTTATCCAGCGCCAGATCCGGGTCTTTTCCGTGACGGTACAGAAAAATCGTGTCCGTCAGCGGCGAATGCCCGAGTTTTATGCTGTGCAGTTCCATGTTTCTCTCCACAAAAGCCCAACAAACCAATCAAGCGGGACGCGCGAACACGCGGCGCGGCTTCGGATGCGCTTTCACGCGCGCCCCTTATTGGCGGCGTTGGGCGTCATTGCGGCATCTGCGGCATCACTCCGATTTGACCAATGCTTCTCTGCTGTGCAGAGACGTTCTTGGACAGCCGTTCCACGGTGTTTTCAATTTCCCCGGCAATCGCTCCAATTTGGGTAATCGCGGCCCCAATCTTCGCAGCCGCGTCGATGCGTATCGGGATATTAGTCTTCTGTCCAGTCTGGCCAGCAAGTCGAAGGTAGATAACCCCGCCTCCTGTAAACCCATCATGGTCAATCTCAAATTCGTAACCATCAATCAAAAAAACCAATGTTCCGCGGGTGTGTACCATCTCGGTTTCTCCTGGGCGTCACGCCCAACAATTACGTCAACTCGGACCTGCCGCCGGCAGGCTTCGGTGGTAGTTCAACGGTCTGCGCAGGCGGCAGGCCGGTTACGCCAGCGTTCGGCGTCTCATTCGGCACAAGCATCGTGTCGTGATATGCCGGTAGGCCGTCAAGGATGTTCTGGGCCATGTACTCAGCGTTGACAGATTCACAGGTGATCAGCCGCAACCCTTCGCGCAGTCTGGCAATTTCTTCAAGCAATTCTCTTGCAACCTCGTATCCGGGGTCTGGAAGCAAGCAAATACTCGCTCGTATCCTTTTTAGTCTATCTTCGGTAACCATGTCTTTCTCCGTTATCAATCAGACGCCGAACCCTGCGTTTGAGCCGGACCCTCCGGCGATAATGCCGCCGTCGGGCCGCTCAACTCCACGTTAGAGCGCTCTCTTATCACCAACGCACAGTGCGCCGGGTCGTATGGCTGATCGTCTAGCGCCACCCTGTAA